CTCAATGTCGGAGTCCTCAAACAGCGAGCCAACGTCTTCTGCCGGCGCCTCATCTGGCTGGCCCTCTACGAAGCGATCGGCCTCGGCGTCAACTGGGAACTGGGTTGGCATTTGTTTGCCCCTTTGCTACGATAGGTGTCAGTTGGAAAAAGGAATCGAAAGTGGACAAGTACGATGAAGCGATAGAGTTTCTGAAGGGCGTAGACCCTGGCAGTTACTTCGATGAGTGCGCCGAGCTTATGGAAGAGCTACTCGCCCAGGTTCACAAGAAGAAGCGCCCAAAGCCGCAGCAGTGGACGCCTGAAGAGCTTGCATGGGCGAAGCAAATGGAAGGCAACATTCGGCATTACCTGAAGTCAAGAGGGCGGCTCTAATCACCGCTTCTCTCCGGCCATTGACGTAGCGCTGTAGCCAAGAGCGGCGATCGCGGCAGCAGGGGTCATGCCCTCGCGAATGAGCTTAACCGCCTTGGGCCAGTCAGCCTCACTGAAGAACCTGCGCGATTCCTGGATGTCGCCCCGAGCCCCGCCAAGCTTGGCATCCCGAAGTGCCTTCTCGCGGATCTGGTTACGAACCGCCTCAGACTCGCTCAGGTTCTGCGCTACCGATTGTGGTAATTCGGAGAACCGCGTCAATAGGTCGCTAGTAGCTTCGCCGCTATATGGTGCCGTCGCCTCATTGCCTTTCGGCCCGCGCTTGCCAATACCCGGCAGATACCCGGTTGTGGTCTTTGCCTTCTCCGCCGTACCCGGATAAACCTTCGCCACTTCTTTCTTGAGCTTGTTCAGAAACTTGTTCGCGTCCTTCGATTCCATCATCGGGTTGTACGGGAACACCACAATGCCGCGGTTGGTCGCCGACGCAGTGAACTGAACGTCCTCGCCTTTCGGAGTTATTTTTTTGATGATCTGGTCAATTGCAGTCAAGTCCTGCACGGTTGGCTCGATTGATGCGGTTGGGTCGGCCAGCTTGTTGGGGTTCAGACTGCGAGCATCAAACACCATCGAGTTCTTGCCCTTGACGCCTTTCATGGTATTAGGCAGGTTGAAGGCGCCGGCCTCTTGAGCGTCCTGGAATGCGCGGAATTGCTCGACTGCCTCCATCGTCTTGCGCGACTGCGGATCCATGAAGCCGCCACCGCCGCCAGTGGGGAAGTCCATCAGCGGCCGAGCCATCGTCATTGGGTTGTTCTCAACCTCGCCCAGGCTGTTTCTGTACAGGCCGCTCATCGTCTCCCGCGATGGAAGCTGGCGGTATCCCAGTGCGCCGTACAGGATGTCTCGGTTGCCCGCTCCGACCTGTGGGAACTCGGACATCCCAGCCTCAGGTGCCGGCAAGTCCCAGCGGCCCTGGCGGCCGTACGCAAGTTTCTCTGCAGGCGTCATAGACAGAACCTGGGAAACGTGCCCGAGCCCAGCGCCAGGGACAGCCTCATGCGTGGCCGTCGCAGTGTGCTTGTACATATAGTCGCGGGCGGTGTTGTTCGCGTCCCGCAGCGCCAGCAGCTTTCCTGCAAGCCCATCGCTATCGCCATCGCCAGAATACCGGCCTTTCTTGCCGCGCTGGTAGAAGTCCTGGCCCTTGCCGTAAACCCAGGGCACTTCCTGAATGTGGGGACCAAACCAGTCAGTGCGCTCGCCGATTCCCAATTGATTGGCTCGGTTCACCTGCAGGGCCGTCTCGGCGTCCATCACCGGGTGCATGGTGGCGGTGACTCCCGCCCTCCACGGATTGCCCTCGGGGTCAGTGTACTGCATCCCCTGCGCTCGGCGGAAGTCGTTAACGCCGAAGAGACCCGTGTTAGGCAGCCGCGGGTCGTTCTTGTTCGCGTACTCTTTGATCTTAAAGCCCATGCGAGCCGGGCGATCCTGAGCCACTGCCTCATCTAGCGTCCGCATCCCAGCGCCGCGGTAGGCCATCTGGGGAACGCCAGCAACCCGGCTGTTCAGGTGCTTGAGCGCAAACCCAAGCTCAGACTCGGGGCTGACGCCAGCGGAATACACGCCGTGCTGCTCGAGGACGCGGGGAAGCTGATAGGGCTCGGCCGTCTCCGCAATGCCAGACTTGGCTCGGTCGTACCAGGTTCCCAGACGCTCGGGGTCGGCCAGCCGAACCGCCTCAACGGAATCGGCGAAGTCCTTGTCAATCCCTTTACGCATTGCCGTAATGCCCTGCCGGCTAGTAACGGTGCGCGGGAATCCAATGAAGCCAGAGCCAGATGGGCGGATGTGCTCCCCGGCCATCGCGGCATCGAGCACCGCCTGGTCGCCGAGGTCTGCAGCCATCGTCCGGTAGTAGTCCGGCTCCACCTTCTCGCGCTTACCGCCGCCCTTCTTGCTGGTCTTGGCCTCCGGGCTCTTGCCGGCGCTCTCCTTGGCCATCTTCTCAACCTTCTTCGTCCGGGCCGCTTCCTGCTCCTGCTTCTGCCCGAACTTGGATAGGACGCTCTGCTCCACCTCCGATCGCGGCACAACAGACAACGGGCTAGCACCAGTCACATCAGCCAGCCTGCCCAGCGCCCGCTCTGCTGTCGGGCTCTTCGCTAGGTCAACGGCAGCCCTACCCACAGCCGGGGCAGCCCTGAGCGTACCTGCAGCGCCTGGCAGCATACCCAGAGCGGCCGCGCCATAGTTGCGGGCTGCGCTTCCATACCGGCCAGCCTCGAGATCATAGGCGGCCTGGTTGACATCACGAACGCCCTCCTCGAGTCCCTTAGCGGAGCCCAGGAACGGCACGAAGTCAACGGCACCCATACCGCCAGGGATACCGCTCTCGGCCCCACCGAACGCCGTCATGGAGAGCCTGCGGGCCCGCTCCCTGGATGTGATCTTGGCCAGCTGCTCCTCGAGGAAAGCCTGCGCCTTCTCTGCTTGGGTTAGCTCTCGGCTGCGGGCTTCGGGCTCGACCGGGCGGAGCAGGCGTTCAATCGCGGGGTAAGTCGGCATATATCACCTATGCGGCGTAGGGGTTAACGCGCTTCCTGCTGGCGCCGGAGTCTGCGTAGTCGTCGTCGTCGTAGTCTTCTCGAGGCGGTGGGTCAATCTCAATCCATCCTGAGTCCCGGAGGAACCGCAGGCCCTGGCTGGTCGCGTCCACAAAATCATCATGCGTCGTCTCAGGGAAGGCACAGAGCTGGCTGACCATACCCTCGGCCCAGTCGCGAACATAGCCCGGCCTGGTGCTGCTTTCAGGTATCCAGACCCTGCCGCGAGCGATCACGTTGCTGACGATGTTGAGTCGCTGCATCTTGTCTGCTTTGCCCGGGTTATATGAGCGAACGGGAAGATGCGCCCTTTGAAGGTCCTGAATGAGGCTGATACCGGCTGACTTATCCTCAACCAGAATGAGGTCAACGCGCTTGCGATCTTTTCCCTCGCCATACACATTGTTATATTCCTCAATTACCTTAGGGCGCAAATCGGGGTATTGTAATCTATCCTGCCAGCAATCAATGACCATCACCGACATTGGATCGTCAATTGGCTTAAAGACGCCATAGGTAATACAGGCAGTCGGGTCATTTTGCGTCTTCTCTGTATAGGCGCAATCATAGCTCTGGATAATGTATTCAAACCGCGGGAATGGCTTATCAGCCGGCCATAGCCTGAACATATCCCTTTTGACAATGCCAGACTCTTCAGGGTCAATGATCTCGGCGAAGATCTCCTGGCGCCCGAGCTTCGTCCCCTCATACTGCAGAATCTGCCGCTGGAAGTTGGGAGAGAGGTTGGCCAGGTTGGTGTAGGTGCTGGCGGTGGTCACCACAACATCGTCACCGTCCCTGCCGATCAAGTCGATGATCAGATCCTTAGGCCTCGGGGTGGTGGTGCAGATCATGATCGTGCGCTTACCCAGCCGCAGCCCGAACTGGATCTGGTCCCAGGCCGCTTGCAAATAATCCCAGGCCGCTAGCTCATCGCAGTTATGGACTACGATTCCGTTCGCAATAAACTCATGCTCGCCTTCAACTGTTAGGTTATACGTTATCGCGTTGGGAGAGCGTTCTGCGCGGCGTACCACCGTTGGCCTCAGTTCGATACGTCCGAACCTTAGATCGATTGTTGCAGAGCTTGCAGCAGTATCTCTGGAATCGTTTGACGGCAAGGTACTCTGAACTACAGACGAGGCATTTGCGCTGCTCTGGAACAAACCTGTCGCCGCGCCACCGCTCAAGGCAGGGTCGTGAACAGAACTGCCCAGGCTTACCCGAAGACGTTGAGATAAACCCAGCGCCACACTCCAAGCACTTGCCAGGCTTTGGCGAACGGAGCGCAGCCATTGTTGCGGCAGCAGCCCTGCGCTGATTGTCGCTGTTCGTCTTACCAGTCGCGTGAAGGCGCATATGCTCACCTCGAGGCATTGCTTCAAGGTTGGCTGGGTCGTTGTTGCCCTTATCCTCATCCCGGTGGTGAACAACCCAACCCGAGGGAATTGGTCCGTAGTATTGCTCATAGATGACTCGGTGAGCGTATCGCCCGCCAATGTACTTGTAACCCATAGCTCATCTCCTGGCTTGATGTCGCCAGCAGGGACCCACTGGCTACCTACCAGAATAGGGTGATCAACCGTTAAAGTCAAGCTCGTTGACCCACACTCGATGGTTACTAGGTCATTGGGGTTTTGAGATCTGCCAGCAGCAAGAACCGATCGAGGTCCGTGTCGGGTCATCACTCGGTCGCCAATAGCCATGCTATCAATCGGCTTTGACCTGCCATCCTCCATTAGAATCAATGTGCCAGGGATGCAGCACCAAGCAAAATGGAACTGTGGACCGCGGAAGCGCTCTGGTTCACTAGCTGGGATGCCCTTGATGAGGCTGCCGTTCTTTAGCTTGAGCTCATGCAGGCTCTTGTTGTAGTCCTCTACCAGAATGGGAGGAATGACGTTAAGAAGCCCGCTGTCGCCCTCGAAGCAGGTACCCCTGACGTCAGATGATGTTGGTGCAGCAACAAGGGCTCGGGTGCCTGGATTGGACCATGCGAGCCACCCTATCTGTTCAGCAGCTAACCTGGTCTTTCCTGCACCTCGGCCTGCACAAAGAAGCCAGATTGACCACCAGTCCCCAGGAGGCATTATCTGATGGTCATGGGCACCTGTAAGCCACTTCATCCGCCAGAAGAATGCGGCTCTGTCGACGTCGGAGAGTGCTGCAGCCTGAGCCTGTACCTTAGGGTCAGAGAGCGCCTGAATCAGCGCGTCATCATTCATTGGCCTTGAGCTGTCGCCTAGTCTCGAGGTTAGTAATCAATTCGTTGAACACGGTGGCATCAACCTTAATGGGGCCGCCGTTCTCACCGGTTAGTTCAATCTGGGAGCGATCGGACCATCCTGCACGGGATCTAAGCCAGAAGATGGCCGCGGGGATATTCCCGTTCTTCCCTGCATTAAATAGCGACGTAGCCATCTCTGAGGTGGCATCAATGCGTCCATCATCAAGCTCTCTGCGGTACTTACGGACCAGTGTATCTTGAGATATACCGATCTTTGTGGCGATATCCTCATGACGAATGCCAGCAGCCGCTAGTGTTCGAACTATCGTTTGATTGGCCTCCGTTACATGATGCATCTTAAAAATCTCCGAAAAACAAAAATAGCGAAAGCGGCGCATTATTATTCTTTTCTTTTCTTATCTTATCTTATCTTTCTATCTTATGGGAGGCAATGCAAGCCCTTACCGTACCTATAGAGAGACACGGAGACGCTTTACATTGCCTCGGCAACGCTTTTCCCAGACTTATTTCAACCGCCCGGCTCTGGGATTCGCCCACCGCCCCTGCTCTGGCTTGCTCGTGTAACAGGGTTTGCAAGCTCCCACCACCGACGTACCGCATGGGAGCGAAAGAACATTATGGCATAAAAAAACCGGGTCTCCCCGGCTTGTTGGTTAGTCAAACTTTGGCCATAGCATGAGCATACCCTTCTTTGCCCCGCGGCGTATTAGTTCTGCCTCGCTGGCCATCAGTCCACCTGGTAGGGCGTAGTAGCCGTTGAAGTGGAAGTGTGGGACGAGGTGGAGCCCGTTGAGTACCAGGCACTTGGTGGCCATCTTAGCTGTTGCGATTGTCATTGCCATTCCTTGTTGAAAAATTTGAGCCAAAATTTCTGTCGTTCTTCGGATAGTTCGAGAAAGAGCCGTGCAGCCAGGTCTGTTGTAGATGCGATAGTGAAGATGTTCTTGTGGGACTCACCGATCTCGCATTCGTAGAAACTACGCTCGGTGCTCTTCTCAATGATGGAGCGGACCTCCTCTACTCGCCGCTGCTGTTCTTGGTAGTAATCCATTTTCACTGTCCTTCAAGTTGTGCGATTTCTTCTGCTACCCACTGTACTGCCCAGGAGTGGACTGGCTCGTTGATCAGCCTGGCTACCCACTCGTTGTTCTGGAAGCCTGCTGCCTTGAACGCTTCCATGTTCGCGAAGGTCACGAACTGCTCGACGAGGTGGGTCTTGTTCTCTTCTGTCTCGTCCCAGAGGTATTCCTCGTCGTCACCCTCGAGGCGTGGATCGAAGCGGTTGTCGTAGGCGTATTGTGCTGCGTTCATTTCACTGTCCTTTCTCTTGGTTGCGATCGTTAGTGACCGTAGACAAATAGTGGCACAAACAAATCTGCTTGTGTGAGATTTTTTGAATTATTTTTACTAGGGGAAACCCTAGGGGGGTGGTTAGCCCCCGGCCGGCTTAGACTAGGTGGCCAACCCTCAGAGTCTACGAGTTGTCTACGGCCTTGTACTTTTTGATTAGAGCCTTGAGCCGTCGGACGTCCCGTTGTGCGGCGCTTCTTCCTTCTGGGCCATAGTCGCCAATCAAGGCGTCGTTGTTGATATGGCCACTCTCAAAAAAGGTAGACAAGCAATATTCTGCTTCGCTGACGTACTCGTTGTCCGTGTAGTCGTCCGACTCTTTGTTGTCATCGTTGCAGATGTTCTGGATGGTGTTCCACAAAGTGTCAATTGCTTTTGCTGCTTTTACGATTGCTCTCATTTCACTGTCCTTCACTGTTGGGGGCCACGAAGTGCAGCCCGTAGACAAATACTCTCACAAACAAATCTGCTTGTGTGAACTTTTTTCAACTTTTTTTCTAGGGACAAACCCTTATGGGCAGGGGTGGTTCTCAGAGCAGATCATTCCGGCCTGGTGGTCTCTACGACGTTCACGAGGCCATAGGTGGTGCCCGATGCGGCTGTGAAGTGAACGTAGGTCTCGATGAAGGTACGGGAACCTTCGGACCATGAGCGCAGTGGGTTGCCGTCTGGACAAACGCCAATCAGCTTTGAGTCGGTGATTGGGTGGTATTCGAAAGTCTTCATTTCACTGTCCTTTTTTGAGTTGGGGGCCGAGACCCCCGTTTTGATTAGTAATTCCAGGCCTTCAGTTTGCGGCGCTTGGCTTCTGCTTTCGCCTCTGCCTTTGATGAGAAGGTCAGGCGGAGAACTTCGGTTGTGATCGAAGGCTCGGAGTGCATCACCAGGATGAAGCGTTTGGCTGGAGCGTTGAAGATTGAAGCAAGCATTTCACTGTCCTTTCTGGTTTGCGCCGAGACGTTCAGCGCATGAGTAGAACTGTACAGAGATTTTTGGGGCTTGTGTGAACTTTTTTCAACTTTTTTTTTAGGGACAAACCCTAACGCCTCCACCACTGATACTTGTGCGCGTTCGGATGAGGCAACACACACTTTAGAGGGCTCACGGCGCCTGCTGTCCCCGCGCTGGGACACGAGTAGGTTGTAACCCTCACGAACGGTCGACTGCGGCCCCACAGCAGGCTGCAACGCAGACCACACTGCCATTTGGCCCGTCGCCAATAAGTGATGGCTAACCCGTACTGGCCGGCAGCCTCCTCGGCCCAGCACCAGTGCTCAGGAATGACGAGGATCGTGAACCGGCGTATTTTTGCTTCGATTCTCATTCTGTTTCCGTTTGTCTTTGTGCTTTCCCGACCCTCGAGGAGGCCTCTGGATCAGATCGCGGATTACGGGATTGCGTTTTTTCACTTCACCGCGGATGTTAGCCGGATCGTTCACTCTCAATCTCCGCAATCAGGCGGTTAATGTACCAGGCGGCCTTCTTCAAATCCGTCACTGCATCGCCCTTCAGGCCTGCCCTGGAGAGGTACTTGAGCGCGTTGAGCCTCAGGTATCCCCGGAACTCCTCTGGGCTCGCCTTGGCCCGCATATAGTCGATCGTCTCGATTCCGCCCGCGGTGTAGTGGCCTGGGCTGTTGACTTCATCAGTCATGTTATTGAAGCAGACTAAGCTGCACAGGTTGGTTGTTGATTCGATTTTGAAACTTCACAGCGTTGCGCCAATCGTTCCCGTTCCTTCCTTCCATCCTAGCTGCGAACGACCAGGACATTGAGTCAGCCGAGTAAAGATTGTCACGGACATCAGCCCAGGCAAGAGCTGTCGTTTTTACCCCAAATCCATGCAGCCTCAAGTCCGGCCGCGCACCCCGGATAGCCTTTAGAACCTCAACAATCGCGCTCGGGTTCCCGTTACGCTTGCATACGCTACCA